GGTTCGCCACCGGAGTAGGAGCGGGCGTCGCCACCGGCGCCGGTTGGGCTTGGGCTCCCTGCCCCATGCTCATTGCTCCCTGCGGCGCCGAAGGCGCCACATTCACCGGAACAATCGGATTGCCTGTCCCCTGTCCCCCGGCCCCTGTCCCCTGAGCGGTCGGCTGCACCCCTTGGAACGCCATCGAATTCGTCATCGCATCCGTCGCAGGATCGGCCCCGCTTACACCCGTAGGATTCATATAAGCAGCATAAGGGTCCTGGCTACCCTGGGCCCCGGCCATCACCGGCTGCCCCGCCGAGTTGGTCATATCCAGCACCAGCCCCGTCGTCGGATTCGCCCGCACCATCTTGCCCTGGGCATCCGTGCGCAGCTGCCACGACGTCATCGCCTCCTGGCGATACTTCGCGTATTCCGCCTTGAACTTCGCCAACTCCGCGCCCTCGATCGACTGCCCCTGCGCATAGCCGATCGACAGCCCGTATTCCTTGGGCGACATGATCCGTGGTTCCGCCATGATGTTAGTCCTTTGGTCTTTTAGTCTCTTAGTCTTTTAGTCTCTTCGTCTCTTCAGAACGTGAAACTCTCCCGCGGCGCGGCAGCGCCCGCCCCCGTCCCCGTCGCCGGGCCCGCGGTCCGCGGACCCATCTGCGCGTTGAGGTAATTCATGTTCATCATTTGGCGCCCGGTGTTTTGCATGCCGATGATGCTGTCGCCGATCATGGCTTGTTGGCGGGGGGATTCGCTGAGGAAGCCTTTGATCCATTCCGGATCAAATCCCAGCTGGTCGCCGTGCCGCTTCATGAAATCGCCATAGGCCGAGCCTTTGGCCTCGAGGGCTTTGTTGTCGGCATAGGCTGCCACGAAGCTACCCAGCACGCTATCCGCCGAGCTACCGCCGCCGCCGCCACGGCCGCCGCGTTCGCCGCCGCCTTGCATGGCCATGGCCGCGCCGGCCGGTCCGCCCATGGCGAAACCGGCGACCGCTTGGCCCGCCTTGCGGATCGTGCCGCCGACGTCCTCGCCGATCTGCTCATACATTTGTTGGTTGGCTTGGGCGGCGCCGAGGGCGCCTTGGGCGAGGAATTCGCCGCTCTTGTCAGTCACTCCGGGGTTATAGGCAAACATAGTTATTCTCTCCTTCGATTAAGCCGCTTTGGCTTGGGTTAATTCTTGCGCCAGGGCCGCGCCGATCACGGCCGGCTTGATCGCCAGGCGTTTCTTGCCTTTGACCGTGTGCTCCTCCACCGCTTCCGGCAGAACCTTGGCGACATCTTGAGCCATAAAGCCGACGCGCTTCTCGTCGTCGCCCTTGTATTTGAATTCGTAGGCCGTGAGCCCGAGCACCTTGCCAGCCGAGCCGAGAGGTTTGATGTCCTTCTTCATGCGCTTGTCCGAGAAGATTGACGAACCAATGTTGCCAATCATGCCCATCATCCCGGCCTGGCGCATGGCGCCCGCCTGCATGTTGGCACCTTGGATGGCGGCCTGGTTGTTCATCGCCGAGTTATACATCGAGCCTTGGAGATTCCGGTTGAAGGATTCGACGTTGCCCGCCTGGTTCACGGCATTGTTGAACGTATTGCCGATCAGCTGCGTGCCTTGTCCCATGGTTGCTTGGCCCAGGCCGAAGGCCGGGTTGAGTCCGCGGGCGAAGGGGTCGAGGGCGCCGTAGCCTTCGGCCAGGGTGATCCGGCGGCCGCGGCGGGCCAGGTCGAGCTGGTTGGCGCCGAGGGCGAATTGACGGCGCTGGTCGAGACGCTGCTGCGACATGGCATCCCGGTTGAGGATCTCCGCGGCCGACGATCCGGCGCTGGTGCCGAGACCGCGGGCGGCGAAGGCGCCGCGGGCGGATTGCTGGGCGGCCCGTTCCTGCTCCGGCGAGAGGGAACGTCCCAGCATCAGCTCCTCTTGAGCCTGACGCTGGATCTCCGCCTCGATGGCGCTGGGGGCGCTGGCCGCTTGCAGCTCCTGGTCCATCACGCCACGGGTCCGGGCGAGGTATTCATTGTCCAACTCCCCGGCCACCTGACGGGCCGTGCCGAGCTGCATGGCCGTCATCTTCGGATACAGACGCTCGAGCGAACGCTCCTGCTCCTGCATCTGCTGGATGGCCGACCGCGTCGCCGCGGCATACATCCGGTCGTAATCGATTGGCGTCGGCGCCGGCGGTGCCGGCGGCGGTGATGGTGCTTTTGATCCTCCTCCACCCATAATTTTATCCTCCTACTTTCTTCATTAGTTTATCCCACCGGTAAATCCGTGGTTCAAATTGTTGGCGGCGATACCAGCCGACCCATTGGTGCGGACGTGGCGCCACGCGCAGAAACTCCCGCACAGGGCTTGCGTGACCAGCAGAAGCAGCCAGGCGCACGAACCAGCAGTTAGCCTCGCCTTGTTCAAAGGTTTCCTCCTCCGCATTCCACCGCGTTTCGCTGGCCAGCATGAAGGTCTTGGAGCTGTTCCAGACAAGGCCCGAAGACAGATGCTCGCCGAGCAGCGTCCAGAAGTCCGTCGTTGCGTCGTGCTCGTCTTGCCATGCTTTTGCTTTTTGCCATGGCAGCATTAGTGCAGATCGGTCCATGCCGTGTTGGTGCGGACTTGGAGTTTGTTCGTTGTCGAATTGTAAAGGACAAGTCCAGCGGCGGGAGAGCTAATGGCATCGCGCTCGGCCGTGGTCAGGCGCGGCGGCAGGAATCCCTTGGTTGTGCTGGCGACTTCGAGCTGGGCCGAGGCTGCGGGCGTGGCCGTGCCAATGCCGCCGGCGCCGGTTGTCACGACATTCTGCGAACCAAAGTTCGGCGTGATCTTGCTGCCTGCAATGGCCGCCGTGGCCGACACGTCGGCGTTGACGATAGATGCCGCCGCCAAGGCCGCGGTCGGCGCCGCCGCCGAGTTCATCTTGGCCGGTGTCACCACCTCGCCCGAGGTCC